AGGAGCCCGCCTCTGCCGCCACCACCACCGAGAAGACCTCCGAACATGTCACATGCCTCCGAAAAGTCCGCCGAGTCCGCCGCCGCCCATGCCGGGGATGCCGCCCCCTCCGAAGAGGGATCCGAGCCCGCCGCCACCCCCGCCCTGCTGAGGCGGGTTGAGCCCCTGGCCCTGGGTCATCATCGAGGGCCCCATGGGGTTCCGGAACATCTGGGTCGGGTCGATGCCCCGCATCTTGCCGCCCGTGAAGGTGGAGAGCAGGTCGTTCGCACCCTGGAGCCCGGTGCTGGCGCCCCGGAAGGCGCTCATCACGGCCTGAGCGCGCTCCGGGCGGTACGCCCCGTAGGCTCGAGCCGCCTGGTCGAACTGCTGCTGCTTGAACGCCTCGTTCGGGTTGTCCACGAAGTTCCCGATGAGCGGGAGCTGGTGGAGTTTCACGTTGAATCCGCCCATTCCTCCGAGCATCTGGACCTCTAGTAGTCGAGAACCCTGTACGTTTCCGTCGCCGAGATGAGGCTCAGGTCGTCCGAGCCCGAGAAGGTGAAGCGCCACTGGCGCTGCCGGTACGTGCCCAGCGACCGGAAGTCTACCACAGGGCTGCGCTCGGTCGCCCGGTCCATGAGTACCTCGAGCGGCCCCTCCCAGGAGCCGTCGGGCTCGTCCCGCCACTCCACCAGCAGGGAGGTGCCCCCCACGGCGGCGTCGCGCCGGAGCAGCAGCCGGATGCCCTCGCAGTGCTTTCGGTTGTCGGTGTCGCGCGAAAGGAAGCCGGTGGTGACCCGGGCCAGGATGGGATCCCCCAGGTCGGTGTCCACGCCCTCGGCGACGCGGCAAATGCGCCCGTCGAGGAGGCCGACCACGTTGGTGTGCGTGTCCTGGCGCAGGAAGTGCGCGTTGACGTTCCAGCGCCCGAGGCCCCCGGAGGTCCACACGCCCCAGCCGGAGCCCTTCTGGTAGGCGAAGGTGCGACGCTCGGCCGGGAAGGTCCAGACCAGGGCGTCCACGCGGGAGGTAAGGATGCGGTAGCCGAAGCAGTCGTCCACCACGGCGAGGGCGTCGATCTCGGTCTGGATGGGGGTGGAGATGGGCTCGACGTTGCGCCCGTCCCCGATGACGAACCGGCGGCGGTCGTCGAGCCAGCCGTAGGAGCCGTCCACGCGGACGGGGCTGTAGGGGGCGATGCAGCCGTACTCGCGGGTGGCCGTGGGCGAGTAGTCGCTCACGGGGTCGGGGGCGAACTGCTGCACCGAGGTGGCCCCGAAGGCGACGACCTCGTTGTTGATCTCCCCCACCGCCACGACGCGGTCCGGGCGGGACTCGGCCGAGATGTTCCCCGCCAGGCCGACGCCCTGCGTCCACTGCTCGTGGCCGGCGTAGGTAATGGCCCCGGTGGCGACGCCCGAGTAGCGGACCCAGGTAGGGTACTCGCGGGGGTCGTTGAGCAGCAGCCTCGAGGCGTTGGCGACGACGTGCGTGGCGCCGTTCGGCGGGCTGCCCCCCAGGCGCGAGGAGGTGTTGTCGGCGAGCACCACCTTCTGCGGGCGGTTGCCCCCGGCGACGACCAGGAGCATCTCCGTCTCGGCGAAGGTGGGGCGGCCGGTGCCGCGCACGCCGGAGCGGTCCCCGGTGAGCTGGACGGCGCCCCCGGAGGCCACCCGGTAGATGGGGCGCTCCGCGCCGTCGGCGCCCACGGCGTACAGGTCGCGCCCCACGGGGCAGTACAGGCCCGCGATGCCCGATGCGTCCACGGCGCCCGCGGGGGCCTCGGCGTAGGTGGCCAGGCCAGGCCGACGGCGCACCGTCCCCTTCGCGTCCACCACCACGTTGAGGGAGGCGGGCGAGCCACCAGCGAGCGCGTCGTAGGCGCTCTCCTGCTGGTTGACGAAGGGGATGGGCTTGGTGGGCATCAGAAGGCCGAGCCCCTCCGGCGCATGGTGTTGACCCACCACAGGTTGCCGCTGCTGTCGCGCTGGGACATGAACACCAAGTGGTGGCTCTGGTTGAACGGCACCGCCTCTGCGAGGTTGATTCCCACGCCGTTCACCACGGTGTCGAGCCAGGCGGCCTCCATGTAGTTCGGCGCCAGCGTCAGCGTGGTGCCGCCAGCGTTGGTGCTCCGCACGGTCAGCAGGAACGTGAGGCCGACGCACGTCGGCGAGTTGGCGAACGCGAACGTGAGCGTGGCGGCGGTCGCCGTCAGCGTGTACGTCGCCCGGGTGTTGGCATCGATGGTCGCCGTGCCGGCGCCCGACGAACTGGAATCGTGCCTGCCGTTTCGAAGCGTGATGTGGGACCCGGCGTAGGTGTTCGTGCCAGCGTAGAGCCCGGCCGAACTGGCCTGGAACCCCGACATGGAGTTGCCGTACTCCTCGAACAGCGACCCGGTGGTGGTCTGGAACGCCCAGCTCGTACCACCAGACCCCTTCTCGCCAGAGCACCCGACCATCGCCACTGCGTACAGCAGGGAGTTTCCTACGCCTTGCAGGGCGTAGCAGTTGCCGGCGCTCTGCGCGGACAGATCGAAGTGCGTGTTGGTGACGGCGCCTCGCTTGATGTAGACGCAGGACGTTCCGTCCTGGGAGCCCGACGCCGCAACGAAGGTGCACCCGTCCACCCGGATCACGGCTTCGGCGGCAGCCCCGTCCACCACGTAGCGGGCTCCCGCCCCGCTGTACGGCGCCATGACGAACACGCACCGGCTGATGGTGACCCGCGCCGCGTCGTTGGTGGTGGCGACCAGGACGTGGTCCAGCACCTCGTTCGTCGCGTCGCCGAGGTAGCAGTTGTCGATGAGCAGTTCCGCGGCACCGCTCGCGTAGTTGATGAGGGCGCTGGGGGACGCCCCGCTCATGTCGTAGGCGGGGACGATGGAGAGGTCCCGGATGAACTGCGTGCCCGTCAGGTACGACGTCGTGGAGAGCGCCAGAGCGAAGGCGTTGTCCGCCCCCGATGCCACGCTGACCGTCGTTGCGCGCGGGCCGCAGCCGAGCACGCTGACGCGATCCGCGAGGTCGATGGTGGCCGTGATCTTGTACGTGCCCGGCGGGAAGAAGACCACGCCGCCGTTCACCGCTGCCGCGTCCGCCGCGTCCTGGATGGCGTCGGTGTCGTCCGCCACGCCGTCGCCCACGGCCCCGTAGGCGGCGCTCTTGACGTTGAAGTAGAGGCTGCTGGCGATGGCCTCGGCGATGGAGACGTTCGACCCGAGGTAGCTGATGAGCCAGTCGGGGGCGCCGTTGGTGGACTCCCACAGGTCGAGCACGGCCCCGAGGTGGGTCGGCTCGCTGGTGCCCGCCAGGGCGGTCTCGTAGTTCGCGCCCGTGAAGGACGGGCTGGTGACCTCGACGCCCGAGGCGTTGCTGCCGGCGACGAACTCGCGCACCTGCGTGCCGTCGGAGTTGTAGACGACCACCGTCGCCAGCTCGTCCACGTAGACCTCGGCGGCGCCGTAGACGTCCAGCGAGACCTGCTCGGTGGCGGGGTGGACGGACGCCCCCTCGAAGTCGTCGTACCAGGCGATGCGGCTGGAGGTGCCCCGACGGTAGAGGTAGGCGTAGCCCTGCTCGGCTCCGCGGATGCCTGCTGCGAGTGCGTCGATGAGGTGCATGTCAGGCCACCGTGTCCCAGATCACTTCCCCGCCACCGTTGACGGTGCCGAGGGTCACCATCGACTCCTCGAACTCCGCGTCGATGTAGAGGCAGGACCCGCGGAGGAGGTTGATGTTGTAGCCGCGGAGGAGCCCGTAGGTCGCGTCCTGGCAGTTGAGGGCCACGCCGCTGAAGCCGTAGGCGCCGCTGTCCACCACGAGGTTCTCGAGGAGCACGCTCTCGGAGTACGTCCCCTGGACCTTCACCCCGTTGGTGGGGCGGGACGACATGGAGGTGCCGTAGGCCGTCACGGTGACGTCGCTCACCAGCGGCCCTAGCGAGTTGGCCGCCCCCACCTGCAGCCCCGTGACCACCACCGAGTTGAGGGCCAGGACGCAGGAGCGGAACTGGTTGTTGGTGCCGCCCAGGGCAACCATGAAGTCGGTGGTCGTGCTGGGGGCCGCTGCGGTGATGCCGAGCGAGGTCACGGTCACCGTCGATGCGAAGTGCAGGTTGTAGACCCGCGCCCCCGTGCCGGTGCAGGACAGCGTGCCGTCGGTGCCCGAGGTGCGGACGACGCGGCAGGCGGGCAGCCCCGAGGTGCGCCCGATGCCGATGACGGTCACGTAGTCGTTGCCGATGGCGACGAGCGAGCTGGTAGGCTCGGCGTGCCCGCGGACCACGAGGACCGTGCCGCCCGTGCCGGCTGCCGTGATGGCGGCCTGCAGGGTCTTCTTGGCCAGGGCCTTCGTCACACCGCTGCGCGCGTCGCTGCCGGTGGCGTAGTTGCACCAGATGACGGGCTTGTTCGAGTAGAAGGGCCCGTTCGGCGCCACCAGCCCCGAGTCACCGGTCGCCCCCACGCCGCTCGGGAAGTGCCGCAGGGCGTTCGCCGCCACGGCCCCCTGGGCCCAGGCGAAGCTCGAGTTGGGGTCGATGCTGCGGAACTGGACCCAGCCGGTCACGCGCGACGTCAGGAGCACGTCCGAGTTGACGAGGGTGATGCCGTCGAAGGCCACGCCCGTCGCGCCGCCACCGCCACCGCCCGCGTCGTACAGGGCGCTCGAGGTCCAGCCGGAGTCTCCGCCGTCGAGGGTGACGTTCCGCAGGGTGGGCGCCAGGCTGGAGAGGTCGATGGCCGCCTTGGGGCGGGCGGTCGTGTCCGGCGCGGTGGAGCGGAAGGTGCAGTTCTCGATGCGGTTGTGCGAGCCCGGGCGCAGCAGCCCGGCGGTGTTCCCTGCTCCTCCCTCGAGCACGACCCGCGTCAGGTGCGTGTACTCGCCCGTGGAGCGCACGACGAACGTGGAGGCCGTCGAGGCAGCGATGCGGACGTTCCGCAGTTCGCAGAACGCCCCGCCGCCGAGGTCCACGGCGACCGTGGCCGGGTTGGTGAGGGCCGGCGAGAGCACCACGGAGGGGTCGCCGTTGGCGTCGTCCCCGAGGCCCACCAGGACGCAGCGGTCCAGGCCGCCCAGGTTCACGCCGGTCGTCAGGGTCTCGGCGTGGCTGGCGAGCCACACGAGCATGTCCCCGTTGGCCATCAGAGCCACGGCGGCCGCCGTGGTGGCCTTGGGCGTCTCCGGGGTGAGCCCGTCGTTGGTGTCGCTGCCCGTGTGGTGGACGTAGTAGATGGTGCCCTGGGTCATCAGGGGGGCGGCCCGATTGAGCTCGTCCTGCCCGGAGCCCCCGAGCCCGTCGTCCAGCGTGGTCACGGTCGTCGTCATCGGTGGTGGTCCATGTAGATGAGGTCCGAGAGCCCCTGGCTCGCGGTCGAGAGCATGCGCTGCCGCAGCGAGGCGGCGCGGCCGTTGAGGTAGTTCGCCCGGTCGAGGGGGAGGCTGTTCTCGATGGCCAGGTCGTGCGCCAGCCGCCACCGGAGGTACTCCGCGAAGTACCGCTCGAAGTCGGGGGTGGCGTTGCCGTCGAGCATCGAGGCCCGCAGGCGCTGCACCTGGAGGCGCACGGTGCCGGCCTCGTCGGGGATGGGGTGCAGGTGGAGGGTGATCGGGCTCGCGGTGCGGTCCGCCCAGTAGAGGGTCGGGCGCCCCTGCTGCGCCTTGTTCGTCAGGCTCAGCCAGCCCTCGCGGTGCATCGGCTGGATGCTGGTCTGGCTCTCGGGCTCGTCGGGGTCCTCGCCCACGGGGACGTAGGCGGCCTGCGCGACGACCTCGAGCACGTCGTCGTCGAGGGTGTACTGCTGCTGCCCGTCCACGCAGGTCACGTCCTCGAAGACGACGTTCCTGGCGCAGAGGGAGTCGGACTCCAGGTCGGCCAGGATGAACTGGAGCAGTTCGCGCCCCACGGCCGCTCGAGCGGCGCTCGGCTCCTGGCCAACGGTCACCAGCCCCGCGCAGCGGTACGCCGCCCGCACGATCTGGTGGACGGTGAACTCTTGCGTGCGCGACGTGGAGATGGTCACGGGTCGTACTCGCTGGTGGAGCGCCCGTCAGGCGGACGCTTGGGCCCCTTGCGGGACGCAGCCGCAGCCGCTCCCCGAGCGTTTCCCTCGGAGAGCGCCACAGCGTCCTTGCCGCTCCCCTCGTCGGGGCAGCGGAGCTTGCCGGCGCGGTCCCGGCGGAGCTGCGACCGGCGCCACTTCACGCCGCAGTAGTCGCAGATCGCCGGGTAGTCGCCCTTGGGGGCCGTCCCAGGCCAGTGCCGTCCGATGGTCCGCACGTAGCCTCCGCGCCGGCTCAGCCGGCTTCTGTCAGGCGTGGACCAGCGGGGTGAGCACGCCGGAGCGCGCCGTCGCCGAGTTGACGCCGTCGGCCGCGTAGTTCTCGCAGAAGCGCACCGCGACGTTGGTGCCGGCGAGGGTGATGGCAGCGCCCAGCGCCGCCGCCGTGCCCGACGCCTCGATCGTCAGGAAGTTCCCCGTCACCAGCCCAGTGTGGGCGATGTTGGAGAAGTTCATGGCGACCAGGCTGTTGGTGATGGCGTTGCGGAGACGGTTGTTGGCGATGCGGATGTTGCTCACGATGCCGGTGCTGGTCCCGGTGAACTGCACCACGCCGCTGGTCGTCGCCGACGTCACGCCCGAGATGTAGTTGCCGTCGATGGTGACCCCATCGATCGCCGTGGTGCCCGACTGCACGTAGAAGTCCGCCGCGCCCGCCGCGCCGATGGCGGTGTTACCAGCGATGACGATGCCGCCGCCAGCCGTGTGCGAGATGAACTTGGTGAAGCCGTAGCTCGCGCCCGACAGCACCACGTAGCACCCGAGCAGCTTGAACCCCGCCGCCGTGACGGTGATGCCCGCCGTGGTGGCAGCGCCAGCCGTGTGCACGAGGCGCAGGTTGGCGATGGTGAGGTTCTTCATGCTCACCGCCAGGTTCGAGCCCGCCGCGCTCCAGTTCAGAGTCGGCGCGTCGTCCTGGTCCGGCACCCCCACCCCGACGATGCGGGAGCCCGCGGGCGCGCCCGTGAGCATGGTGGTGCCGACGTTCTCGGTGTGCCCCGGCAGCACCAGCACCACGTCGCCCTTGCCAGCGCGGCAGCGAGCCAGGCCCGCCGCGACGGTGGTCACGAGCATCGAGGTGTTGAAGTTGTCCGAGTCGCCGTCCTGCACCCCGGTCGAGCGCACGTAGGCGGCGACGCGGGCGCCGATGGGGAGGTCCAGGCTGGCGCCCAGCGGCCCCCTCGTCGGAACCGGACCCCCGATGGGGAAGTCCGGGCCGTAGATGGTCGAGAAGCCCATGGGTTCCTCCTCAGGCGTTGACGCCGTACATGCTGCGGGGGTCGCTCCAGCCTCGAGCCCAGCGCGCGGAGATGAGGTAGCTCATCACCTCGTTGCTGTTCTCGACCCAGGAGCGGTTGCGCGGGCGGCGGCGCCAGCGGAGGTTCGGGCCGCCTTCGCGGTCCGTCTTGAGGGCCCAGTTGGTCGTGGTGTTCGACCAGTACTTGATGGCCACGACGCTGAGGCCCAGCTCGGACTTCACGACGTTGATGGCGTTGAACTGCCCCGGCTCCGGGCGGCGCTCGCTCTTGAGGATCTCGGACCAGACCGCCCACTGCTCGGTCGGGCACAGGATCTTCTTCGGCTCGCACCCCTCGGTGATGCCGTCGTGGCCCGGGTACTTCCGGATCTGGCTGGTCGCCGTCGTGATGGCGATGTGGCTCGGGCTCATGGGGGTGGCCATGAGGTTCGAGAACGTGCCACCGTGCGGGAGGGTGTGGCTCGCCGAGAACAGGGGCTGCCCGTCGCCGCCCACGTAGGCGGTGTTGAAGCCGCGCGCGAGCAGGTTGGTGCAGTCAATGTCCACGGTCTTCCACATGCTGCGCTTGAGGCGGTACGCGGCCCGGATGACCTTGTCGTACTTGTTGTCCTCGATGGCCTCCTCCGTGATGTTCAGCCGGAGGCCGAACTTGCGGGAGAGGTAGCGCGTGATGTAGCCCTCGCGGATGCCGCCGGTCGGAATGTCCTCGCCCTCGGAGACCTCGCTGGCGAGGCCGGGGCCTCCCATCTCCAGGTCGTCCTCCCAGGCGTCGGACATGGACTTCTCCTCCATCCACTCGGGATAGAGGCAGCCCGCCTTGGACCCGCCCTCGGTGTCGTCGATGACGCTCTCCAGGGTCTCCTTGAGTGCGTCCACGATGTCGGAAGTGAAAACGGTGCCGCTCATGGCTCAAATCCCCGTCGGCGTTCCGCGGCCAGGCCGCTGCGCGATGTTCGCCTCGACCACCAGCTTGACGTTGGCGCCCGAGAAGTCCTGGTTGTTCTGCGTCGGCGAGACCGCCACGATGCGCCAGCTGAAGCTGGACGTGGTCGCCGTGTTGGAAATGTCGAGCTTGGGCGTCGGTCGCACCATGCCCGTCGTGGCCGTGTTGATGTGGTTCACGTTGATTCCGACCATCGCCTGGTAGGCGGCCAGCGTGGAGGCGGTCACCGTGTCGTCCACGTCCACCTCCCAGAGGAACCAGTCCACCGGGATGACGAGCACCTTGCTCTGGCGCTCCATCACGGTGCCCCATGCGACGTCGCTCGGCAGCGCCGAGGCATACGTCATGCGGCCCGTGTTGGCGTCGTAGTACGGCTTCACGCCGATCACCACGCCGAAGGGGGCCACCGCGCTGCCGGCGCCGATCTCCTCGCCGCCGCAGAGAATGACGCCGCCCGTGCTGTCGCGCACGACGAGGTCACCCGCGCCCAGGCCGCAGTTGCTCGCGCCGCCGGAGACGTCGTGCGTCTGCCCGGTGCTCACGAAGCACTCCACGGGAACCGGGTTGTCCCTTCCGCCGATGGGCTTGAAGGGACGGAAACCGTACTCGGGTCGATTGTCCGCCATGTTCTCTCCTACTCACTGAGCCCATCGGGCTCGAGGTCCGAGGTCTGGTTCTCGACCCTGACAGCCAGATCACCCGAGCGCCCTCGCAGCCCAGCGATGCCGCGGAGCACGTCGAGGGTGTTGCGACGCTTCACGATCTGCTTCTCCAGCTCGTCGATGTGGCGCTGCCCGGTGATGCCGTCGGGGCCTTCGGCTTCCAGACGTTCCCGTTGCTCGATGGGGATGGACATGAGGACGTGTCCTCGCATCTCCATCTCCTCGCCCATCTTCCCCGTGACGCCGCCGCGGAACCGCGGGCCGTCCACGCGCCACGTCTCCACCTCGTACCCGAGGCCGAGGTAGAAGCCGAGTCCCGTCTCCGGGTCGGCCTTGTAGGCCAGCACGTAGTGCCGGCGGGGGTCACGCCCGGACGTCTTGTCCCACACGGAAGTCGCGTCGGTTCGACGCGGAGCGGGGTCCTGGCGGAAGGGGGTCTTCGGACGCACTGCAACGGGGTTGGCCATGTGAGAGGTCTCCTGCCTCCCTACGACCCGGCTTTGGGGTCCCCGTTGATCAGGCGGACGGCTTGGGCACCGTCACCGCTCAGGCGCTGCCCCTGGTAGGTTGGGGCGGGCGGCCGATGCCCCAAACCTACCGGGCGAGCGGCCGTCGGTCAAGTCGCACAAAAGACCGAAGGCTCCCTGCTGCAACGGGGAGCCTTCACGAGGAGACGCCGTGTAGGTATTCCTGCCCTACGGTCCGTGTGGGATGCCCTACCGTATCACGCCAGCAGGCGCTTGCACGCGAAGGCCACCAGGGCCTGCGTGGTCTTCACGCCGGCCACGCCGTCCACCTGGCCCACGTCGTAGCCCAGGGCCTGCAGCGCCTTCTGGAGCGCCAGGGCGCGCTCCCCGCTGACGTAGGGCTTCTCCACGCTCAGGACCGCCGGGAACTCGTCCGCCTCAGGCAGGGGCGCCTGGGGGGCGCCGTCGAGGTCCGCCGGCTCGGCCCGGGTCGCGTCCTGCTGGTACTCGATCCAGGGGTCCAGGTAGGAGAAGATGCGCCTCTCGGCGACCCACCGGAACCCGCCCCGCTCGGCGACGACGTGCTCGTCGAGGGCGCCCCCGGGGCGGCCGTACTCGGCGGTGATGATGGTGCTCCCCTTGTCCTCGAGCACCACGATGACGTGCGTCCGGTTGTGGTTCTTCAGGCGGGGGTCGTCCACGCCGTCGTCCACGACGATGATGGTGCCCGGCTTGCACCGCTCCCCGGGGCGCATGCCGGTGGCGTGGGGGTTCTTGGGGCGGCAGAGCCACACGACGTTCTCGGCGCCCATCCAGCGCCACCCGCTCAGGGTGGAGTCGGCGCGGGCGACTGGGGGCGCCCCTTCGGCGCGGTTCACCAGCCGGCGGATGCCGACCGCCCAGCGGACGAAGTGCCCCAGCTCCCCGCAGGAGCTGAAGAAGACCCCGACCTTCTTGTAGTAGTCGTGCCGCCCCTGCGTGACCTCGCGGTAGCGGGAGTCGGTGATGGGCAGCTGCGTGTGGCTGTCGCGGCACGCCCAGCGGGCGGCGGCCACGACGCGCAGGCGCAACTCAGCTTCGTTCATCACGCTGCTTCCTCACTTCCTCGAGGTGCCGGATGCGCTCCTGGGGGTCCGTCTCGACGGGGCGGATGAACTCGCGGGCGATGTAGATGTGGTCGCGGACCCAGAGGGCCGCGCGGATGATGGTGCGGATCACGTCTCACCTCCCGGCTCCTTGGGGTCCACCTGCTGCACCTCGCGGACGTCGAGCTTCTCGCCCAGGGCGTCGCGGGCCGTGTAGACGTAGCCGCCGACGTGCCCGACGGTGTAGCCGGGATGGATCCACGCCTTGAAGCCCGCCTGCTGGGAGCGGCGGACGAACGAGTGGTCCTCGCCGAGGAAGGCCTGGTCCTCGTCGATGATGTGCATGAACCAGCCGTGCGCCCGGTTGCCCTGGCTGTGGTAGGGCTGGGCCAGGCCAAGCTCGATCTGCTTCTCGAAGACCCGGCGCTGCGTGACCGTGAAGCCGAGCGGCACGAGGTTCGACTCGCGGGGCTCCTCGGTCGGGTCCCCGATGCGGATGCGCTCCCCGTGCTGCTTGTTGAAGGTGCAGGCCCACCCCTCGCCCATGCGCTTCTTCGAGTAGATGCCGCCCACAATGTCGAGGTCGCGGCGCTCGGCCTCCTCGAGCAGGTCCCGAAGCTGCTGGGGGTTGAAGCGAATGTCGTGGTCGATCCAGAGGAGCCACCTGTAGCCCTTGTCGAGCGCCTCCTGGGCGAGCGAGCAGCGGGCCCGGCAGATCCACGGGTCGTTCTTCAGCACGAGGTAGTTGAACCCCGTGGCCGCGACCGCCTGCATGCAGTCGTAGTCGGGGTTGCCGAAGATGGGGACGAGCACGACGACGTCCGTGCGCTCGGCGGCCTCCTGGTAGTTCACGGCGTCCCTCCCCCGCAGGCGGCAGCCTGAGCGTC